GACTAGGTCTTGCAAATGAAGTTAGTCCGTATGTTGGTAAATACTATTCTGTTGAGTATGTAAGAAAAAACATCTTACAACAAACAGATGAAGATATACTTGAAATTGATAGTCAGATTGCTGGCGAAATTAAACAAGGAATTATCGCATCACAAGATTTTGGAGATGATGAAGGGGTTGATGATTCCGATATAAATAATATAGGAGATGAATGATTATGTCAAATGAAAATGTAGTAAATATGGTTGATAATTTAACAGGTGGTGATAATGTCGCTGCTCAGGATGCATTTAAGAGTGCATTAACTGATAAAATTGGTCAAGCATTAGATGATAAAAGACAAACTGTGGCAAATGATTGGTTAAATGCCGGTGATGAACTTGAAGCAGTACAAGATGCTGCTGGTTTAGATGATGTTAGTGTTGCTTCAGTTGATGCTGTAGGTGATACTACTGATGCTGAAGTTGATTTGGGTACTGAACCTTTTGAAATTGATGACGACCCAGTAGAGGAAGAATAAATGAGCGACCTGTCGTTTAAGAAGTTTACAAGACAATTGAATGAGCGCAGGTATATTGGACCACAAGGTACTGTGGAGTATAAGAAATTATCTCCAAAGATGAGGGACGCAATTAATGATGTTTATTCTATGATTAATAGGACAACGGATCCTATTGTATCAAAGATTGAAGGTATTATTAGGGCAGTATCAAGAAAGCACGGTGTTAGTACTTATGATATTGAAGATTATTTTGACAACGAATTAATAAAATAAAGGAATAAAAAATGGCTATTGCAACAAGAACATTAAAAGATACAAAAATAGCAACAGGTAGTGGAACTGCTGGTGGTAAAGTTACTGTTTTAGTAAACATGAACGATAATACTACTGCTGATTCTGTGGTATTAGATGCTAGTGCATTGTCAGGACACGCCAATGGTGCTATGTTAGATATAACACGAATATGGTGGGGACTAGTACAAGGTACTGCTGACGACAATACAGGTTGGGCGGATATTGAATTTGTAGGTGCTTCGGCAGATACTAAGGCAATCAATCTTGCAGGTACAGGACACTATGATGGTACTGCTGGTAAGATTGAGAACAACGCAACAAATACTACTGCAACATCAGGAGACCTAAAGTGTAACGCTTATGGAGTTTCTGGATATATATTAATTGAATTAAGAAAAGACGAAGCATTTACTGCTTAATTTTTTATGACGATAACTAATACTACGGTTGTTGATACGACAGATAAAGCTATAATTAAATCTGCTGGTATAAGTAGCGAAACTGACCAAAAGATGATTGAAGGTGGTGCTGAAAATCTTGCAAGTGGTAATAATGAGTCACTAGTAAGTTTAATTGAGTGCTACTATTTGATAGAGGGAACAGGCACATTAAAGATTAGTGCTGATAGTGAAACAAGTGATTTATCTTTAACTGGTAAAGGTAAGTATGGATTACGACCTGACCAATTAAAGTTTGGTAATGATAAACAAATATTATTAACAACTGATTCAAATGTAAAGAGTTATTTGTTGGTGACAGAATTTAGGAGAAACAATTAATGGCTGATGTGGTAACAAGTCAAACTTTAGTAGATACATCTGGTACAAAAACCGTGATGAAATTTACAAATATGTGTGACGGATCAGGTGAAACGCTTGTAACAAAAATGGATGCTAGTGCATTAACATTTATGACCGAAGACGCTGAGAGAAGTGTTGCGAAAATTTGGTGGGCGGTTAATACAACAAATGGTAAATCAGGCGTTGAATTGTTATGGGCAGGTAGTGGAACAAGTGCTGCTAATTCAACAATTTGTTTTTTATCTGGTAGAGGTTATCACGATTATTATACGGCAGGTAATTCTATACCTAATAATGCTACATTGACTGCTAGTACATCTCCTGCTGGAGATATATTATTTTCAACAAAAGGATTTGTTGCAGGTGATAACTATACATTAATAGTAGAAGTAAGATAGATGAGTAAAAGAAAACCTAAAGACCGTTCCCGTGCAATACTAGAAAGAATAGTCGGAACAAAGTCAAAGGCAACTTTGGCAGAAGCATTTAAATTAGCATTTGCAGAAAAGTATAATGTTAAGAGAGAAGAAATTAAACAGGGTATAGTCGATAAAGTCTATAACAAAGAAAAGGTGGAGAAATGAAACTAATTACAGAAATAATGGAAGATGTCGATATCTTAAAAGAAGATAATGCTAAGGGCGGCAAAGATTACAAGATTAGAGGTGTCTTTATGCAGGCGGATATCAAGAACCGTAATGGTCGTGTTTATCCAGTTGATACTTTGACAAACGAAGTTAAACGATATACAACAGAATTTATCAATAAGAAAAGAGCTTTCGGTGAACTAGGGCATCCTGACGGACCCACAGTCAACCTTGAAAGAGTTTCGCATATGATAACCAGTCTTAAACCAGAAGGAAAAAACTTCATTGGTGAGGCGAAAATAATGGATACTCCTTACGGCAAAATCGTCAAGAATTTAATTGACGAAGGCGCACAGTTGGGTGTATCTTCAAGAGGTATGGGTTCGATTCAACAATCGAACGGAAAAGGCATTGTTGGGAAAGATTTTTATCTCGCAACAGCCGCTGATATTGTCGCAGACCCATCGGCGCCAGATGCTTTCGTAGAAGGTATTATGGAAGGCAAAGAATGGATATGGGACAATGGCGTACTGAAAAGTAAAACCGTTGAAGAATACAAACATGAAATAGAAAAAGCGAAGATGCATCAGTTATCTGAAGTCAAAACAAAGATTTTTGCTGATTTTATCTCTAAACTGTAAAAATTTACGCAAAAAACCATCAATGCGTACAGCTTGAGATGGTAATTTGTATAAATAATTATAATTAACCAATTAATTAAATTTTTAATAAAGGAGACCGAATGTCTGAAACCGAAGTTAATAAAGAAGTAGATTTAGAAGAGCAAAAAAACGCAGCTAACAAAGATGCGAGCCCTGCTGAACCTACTCACCTTCAAAACGACGCTGAAGATTTGGGTGCGCCAGTAGTTAAACCTACTGACAGTAACCCTGACTCAACGAAAAAGGTATCAAAAATATCAGACCAAGTTAATAAAGACGCTAAAGATGGTTCTTTACCAAAAGACAATAAACCATCTGGTGCTTCTGAAGAAGTAGAATCAAGTGATGATGTCATTGCTGAAGATTCTATTGATGAGATTGATTTAACTGATGATGTTAAGGCACTAGTTTCATCTGACGCTGACCTATCTGAAGAATTTAAACAGAAGGCTGCGACAATATTTGAAACTGCTGTTAAGACTAGAATCAAAGAACAGACGAAAATAATTGAAGCTCAGTATGAGAAAAAACTTGCATCTGAAACTGAAACAGTAAAAGAAGCTATGGTCGAGAAAGTCGATTCATATCTAAACTATGTTGTTGAAGAATGGATGAAAGAAAATGAATTGGCAGTTGAAAGAGGTATTCGTACCGAAATCGCTGAAGATTTCATTACTGGACTAAAAGGACTTTTCAAAGAACATTATATAGATGTTCCTGAAGAAAAATATGATGTACTAGATGATTTAACTGGACAAGTTAAAGATTTGGAAGATAAGTTGAACGAACAGATTGAGAAAAATGTCAATCTTTCTAAAGATGTTTCTGAATCAAATAGAGAAAAACTAATCGCTCAAGTATCTGAAGATTTAGCAGATACAGAAAAAGAGAAGTTTGGTTCTATGGCTGAGAATGTTGAATATGATAGTGCAGAGAAGTTCCAGGAGAAATTAGAAACTATTAAGGAATCTTATTTCCCTAAAACTAAAATGGATGAAACTGCATCTGGTGATGAAGTTGACTCTGTGGCGGCGAATATACCTGCTGACGCTGGTACATCCGATGCTATGGCTGCATATACGGCCGCTATTTCAAAAGACCTTAACTCTTTAAAAAGTTAAGGGTGATAACAATTAAATAAATAAAAAGGAGAGATAAATGTATCTTACTGAAAATTTACAAGAAAAGTGGCAGCCAGTATTAGAGCATCCAGATTTACCAAAAATCGAAGATTCTTATAAGAGAGCCGTTACTACTGTTATTCTTGAGAACCAAGAAAGAGCAGTAAGGGAGGACGCAAGCTTCTTAACTGAAGCAGTGCCTACCTCTAACACAACTTCCGCAGCTAACTGGGATCCAGTACTAATTTCTTTAGTACGAAGAGCGATGCCAAACTTAATTGCGTATGATGTTTGTGGCGTACAACCAATGACAGGACCTACTGGTCTTATCTTTGCTATGCGTTCACGATATAGTACTAATAGTGGTACAGAAGCGTTATTTAATGAAGCAAACACAGAGTTTTCTTCTGATAATGCTACTACAAACAGCCCGACAGCATCTGGTGATGCACAAGCAGGAACAAACCCTGCAATTTTGAACGATAGTCCATCTGCTGGTACTTATACTACTAGTTCTGGTATGACTACTGCTGGTGCAGAAGCTTTAGGTGATGCAACAACTAATGAGTTTGCTGAAATGGCATTCTCAATTGACAAAGTTACTGTAACTGCTCGTTCAAGAGCTTTGAAAGCAGAGTATACAATGGAACTTGCACAAGACTTGAAAGCAATTCACGGCTTAGACGCTGAAACTGAATTGGCAAACATTTTGTCAACTGAGATTCTTGCTGAAATTAACCGTGAAGTAGTTCGTACTATCTATGGCCACGCTTATGCTGGTGCTCAAGTTAATACTACTACTGCTGGTATCTTCGACCTTGATACTGATTCAAATGGTCGCTGGTCAGTTGAGAAGTTCAAAGGACTTCTTTACCAACTAGAAAGAGATGCTAATGCGATTGGTCAACAAACTCGTAGAGGAAAAGGTAATATAATCATCTGTTCTGCTGATGTGGCTTCTGCCCTTCAAATGGCTGGTGTATTAGATTATGCTCCTGCTCTATCTACTAACTTGAATGTTGATGATACTGGTAATACTTTTGCTGGTGTTCTTAACGGTAAATTCAAAGTATATGTTGACCCATATTCTGCGAATGTTCAT